AGCAGTTTGATCATACGTATCTCCCCCTCACGCCGACCGTCACCTGTACGGCGCGGTCCGCGCTGAAGCTGATGCCCCTGTCTCCCGGTTTCACCCTGAATTCATCCGCGCCCGTCCGTTTTCCCAGTACGCTCGTGCTTCCGATCCGCGCCCGGAATACGTACAGGTCCGCCGTCTGCAGGTGATCTATGATCAGTTTCTGGCTCCCGCCCAGGTTCAGCCCGGAAAACGTCATGGTTTTCCCCGCGATCGTCAGGGAAAGGTTGTTGATGGTCATGCCGCTCTTGTTTTCCACTGTCACGTCCGCCACGGTTTCCGCGCTTCCTGGCACGCTGATCGTCATGCTCCCCGATCCTGCCACTTTGCTCTTTACCGCCGTTTCAGCGACATCTGTCCAGAACGGAACACTGTATGCCCGGAACGTGATCTGATAAACCGTTGTCCATTCAAAAGCGTCGCCCTCGCCCGGAGCCTGCGCGCATACCACAAGGACCTGCCTGTTTTCCTTATAGTTGACCGTCAGCCATCCTCCGCCCGCGGCCCACGCGTTGATCTTTTCCAGCAGGTTCACGCGTTCCCGGAGTTCGTCCGGACCGATGACCATGGAAAACTTGACAACAATGTCAAGCGTATCCCTCCGCCTTCCTGTGATCCGGTTTCCGTCCTGCGTTCCCGGCGCCTCCGCGCTGATTGAGTCCTTCCCGGCTCCCGGAGCAACCGACTTGATGTTGATCCGCTCGTCCAGCTCGTCCAACTGTACGCCGTTGAGCGCGACCCTGTGCGCCAGTATCATTCCTTCACCTTCTCCTTATTCCCCGACAAGCGCCGCTATGTTTTCGCTGACCCTCGGCGTCAGGATCCGCGCCACCGTCTCCCCGTCCAGTTCAATCGACATACTGCCGATTAGTTCCCTGATGGCCTCTTTTGTCTCCTGCGGGATGCCGTTCAGGTTGTTGATGTCCTCGCTCGTGACGCCGTTCTCGTCCGTTCCGTTCTTCCACCAGTCCGCCGGCACGTCCCAGTCATCCGTGCCCATGCCCGCCTGCGTCTCCCGCCATGCCTGGTACGCGCTCCACAGTTCGTCAAATCCCGCCGTTCCTTCCAGCATGGCCCACAGTTTTCCGACGCTGTCGGACAGTTTTGTGTAATCGTCCTCGTTGAACGCTTCCGGATTGCTGAACCATAGCTCTTCCATCCGGTTCATTTCCTGCTGCATCCCGGCATAAAGCGCGAACATCTGCTGCAGGCCCTCGTTCCCTCCGGTTGACGCTTCCAGGTATTCTTCCGATCCCCTGAACTGTTCCGGATTGGTCAGCCTTCTGATTCCGGTATCCCTGCCGACTTTGTAAATCATTGCCCCCAGCGTTCCGATCGTGCCCCAGAATCCCAGCGCGCCGCCGCCCGTGGTGACCACCGGCGACCCGGTCCCCGTGGTGCTTCCTCCGCCGGTGCTCGATTCCGATCCGGCCAGCAGGCCTCCGAGATTTGACAACCCTTTGTATGTCTTGATCGTGGTCACGTGCGCCGCCAGTTCGCCGATCTTTGTGATCAGCGCAAGCCCTTTTCCTATGATCCAGAACTCCGCCAGGTCTTCCAGGATCCTTTTCGCGTTGTTCCAGTTATCGTCCGTCAGCCATTCCAGCGCGCTTGTGATCCCGCCCAGGATGTTTCCGATGGTCCGGACGATCGGATCCTCGCTTTGCTGCAGCTCCGTGGCGACCTCTTCCAGGATCTTGATCCCTTCCCGGATCGCGTCCGCCAGCTTTGTGAACGCCTCCGTGATGTTTTTCTTCAGATCCTCCAGCGCCTGCTCCCGTTCTTCCTCCGTGTCCGCGTCGAAATACTTGGCCAGCGCGTCAAGCGCCCCGTTCACGTTGGTCATGATATCCAGCGTGACCGTCCCGAATCCCGCGGCAAACTGCTGCTTGAGATCGTTCCATTTTCCCTCAATCGTCTGCAGTTCAACCCATACGTCATTCATGTCCGCCAGTTCCTGCTCAGACATTCCGTATCCGTTCTGGTCGTAATCTCCCAGCTTTTTCTGGATCGTGTCCCAGTTATCCAGGAACCAGCTCAGCCGCGTGCCCTGCTTCCCGCCGTATACCTTTTCGATAATGGAATCATACTGGCCCGGACTGGTTTCTTTCAGAGCCTTCAGCCTCTCCAGTACGAGCATGGTGTATTCCAGCTTGTCCCGGTAATTGACGTCCGATATTCCCAAGGCGTTTTTCAGGACGTTTTCCTTCTTGTCCCCGCTCCAGACGCTCTTCTGGATAATGGTCATCAGATCGTCAAAGGATCCGCCGGACCATTCCAGGGCCTTTGTGATCCGCTGCACCGCTTCCGGTGTCGTTCCGTACGCGTTCGCCAGGTCCGTCCAGTTGTTCGCCTTCTGCGCCGTTTCCGCGATCAGCCCCCACAGGTCCCCGATCGCGCTGCGGATCGTGTCGATCATCCCGGTAAAAATGCTTTCGACCGCGCCCGCCACGCTGTCCCCGATCTCGCTCAGGCCCCCGAAAGCCTCCGCGAAACTGTGCACCGCCGTGACGCCGTTTTCCGCTCCCGCCTTGACTCCGTCCAGGCTTTCCCCGACGCCGTCCAGCGAGTTTTTCATATTGGCCAGTGTGGTGCGTGCGTTATTCAGCCGCTGTTCATACTTGGCCAGCGCCTCCGTGTTTTCCCCGTACTTTTCCCGCGCCTCTTTCAGGGCCGCCCGGTTCGCCGCGACGATCTTCTCCTGCTCCGCGATCTGCTTCTGCAGGCTCTTTGTCCGCAGTTCGGCTTTCTGCTGTTCTGAAGCGTTCTTGCCCAGTTCCGCCGTTTCCGCCTTCAGTTCGCTCTGCAGGGTTTTCAGGTTCCGCTGCGCTTCCCGGATGGCGTCCCGGTATTGTTTTTCCCCCTCCAGGACTATCCTTTGTTTTATCTCATCCGCCATCCGTCTCAGCTCCTTTTTTTCTTTCCTCCGGCCAGGCCCTTCAGGATTCCCCGGCCTCCGCTTATCCGCGCGTCATAATCCACCCGGATCTTGTACATATCCACGATCCAGCCCGGCATCATGTGCCGGGCCTCCGTGATCGATATTCCGGCGATCAGCGCGTATCCGTAAAACTCACGCGCCCGCGTTGCCCGCCGGTTCATCCGTTTTTTCGTTCATATTCCCTGTCCAGCGGGTTTGCCTTCTTGTCGCTTGCCGCCCCGCCGTCCGCTGTTTCGCTTTCCGATCCTTTTTCAATCGCCGCCCGGAGCGCCCCGCTGATTTCCTTCAGTTTCGCCAGGCTCTCATGGCTTCCGATCTCATCCCCGGTCACGTCCTCCGGCATTCCGTCCACATTCCTCTGGCAGTTCGCCATGATCTTGAACAGTTTCCGGATGGCCTTCACGGTGCTTCCGCTCTTCATGGCCTCAAAGGCCTGGCGCACCCCGCCGAATTCCTCCTCGATCTGTTCCAGCGCCCACAGGTCAAACCGCAGCCGGTACAGTTTCCCGTTTATCCTGACCTCCGGCTTCTGTTCCTCCGCCGGTTCCTGCTCCCGCAGTTCCTTCTCCTTGTCCATCGTTACGCACTCCTTGTCTTTTTTTCTGAAAACAGGGAGAGGCCCGCACCGGCCCCTCCCTGTGCCGCTGATATGAATCAGCCCGTAATGTTCGCCTTGGACTTCAGCCAGGCGACCGCCGCGGCTTCCGTGGCCAGCGGTTCGTCATTGGTGATGACGAAAGACTGCTTGCCGCCGCTCGACAGCTGAACGCCCACACCCGTCCCGTTGATGGTCTGGTGCTGGTAGCTGATACTGTCCGTGGCCGTGCTCACGTCGATGCTGTCCAGGCTGAACCGGCTCTTGTAGATCCAGTAGCAGATCCACTGGTCCGTTTCGCTGACCGGCGCCTCGTTCCAGACGTAGAAACCGATGCCGTAATAATCCGGATCGCTCTCGTCGATGATCAGGTCGCTCGTGGCCGTCTGCCAGCCCAGCAGCGCCTTCTTGATCGCGCTCGTCAGGTCTGCCAGTTCAAAAGACGTGTTGACGCCCGTGATCTTTTTCTTATGCGCGATACGGATCCCGTCCGCGTAATCCTGTCCCTCCGCGTTCTGGAAGTTGATCGTCGCCTTCGCGATCAGGTTCTCCGCAATCGCGCCGTTGGAATAGGTAACCGCGCTGCCGGCGCCGCCGCCGGTGACCTTCGCGTACGTCAGTCCCTTGCAGGTAATGTACATAGGCTCTTCCTCCTGTTATTCTGTGATGCCGAGCTCTTTCAGCGACAACTGAAACTGATAGTTCATTACGCTGATCAGCCGCGGCGCGATCCGCTTCCGCAATTTCTGCAGGTACGGATCCTTTTTGAACTTCCTCCCGGTGCTCACGTTGTAATAGCCCTTGTTGATGATCATATTCTTGAGCTCATTGCTGACGCCCCGCCGGTCATATCCCTGTGTATAGACTTCCACCCAGCTCATTTCCGGATCCTCGTGGATCTCTGACATGGAAACGCTCCGCTGCATATCGCCGCTCACCACGTGATGATTCTGCGCGATTGCGCCCCGCATTTCCTTTTCCAGCACCTTCGCCCCGGCCCAGAGGACCTTCCGCGTGATTTCCCGGTTGAACTGCGTGTCAAGTTCCCTCAGTTTGCCTTCCACATAGTCAAATCCCGTATATGTCATCCTGGCCATTGTTATCCTCCCGGCGTGTATATCAGCGGCATCCGGATCCGCGTATTCCATACCCACTTGACCTTGTGAATGTCGTACAGGTATTCCCGCTCCGGCATCGTATAGGGAATTTTCTGCGCCTGGAGCACGCTCTGGACCGCGTGGATCCACGCGTGGCTCCCGCCGGTCACGTATATCGTGATCCGTACGTTCACCGCCTGCGCGATCTTCCGCCCGTCCGCGTGATCTCCGCCCGCTTCCCCCGTCACTTCCACAACGCCGTAATTGTCCGGCGCCACGTTTACCCATGCGTCCTCCACAAAGGAAAGGCCGTCTATGGTGTTCAGCGCCGTCAATAACGTTTCGATTTTGTCAACCGGCGTCGGTGTCGGCGTCTCCTGCGTCTGGCTCGTCCTCGTCCTGTTCCTCGCCATTGACGTCACTCCTTTCCGCCGTCAGCTCTATGCTTCCCTCTTCCGTTTCGTACGCCCGGACGATTTTGTATTTCAGGTCCCTGTATTTCAGGAACAGTTCCCCGTGATACTCGTCCGCCACTGCGATCTCGAAAATATACTCCGGTTTGTGCCCGGCGTTCAGCGCGTAATAGTATTCCGACCTCGTTACGCTCTTCACGTTGCAGAGCACCTTCCGCTCCGCGTCCGTCACCGTTTCGTGAACGCCGTGCTTCGCGTTGGTCTGCGTGATCAGGTAAATCGCAGCCGGTCTGATCATTCCTCATCACCCCACTGCGTGAAACCCGTCGCCGACCTCATGCTTCTTTTCATCCCTTCGTAGCTTTCCCGGAATCGGGCCGCCCTGGCCTCCGGCTGCCAGTTCGCGTGTGCCTGGGCATAGGTGATCAGCGCCCGCTTGATCAGCTCGTTGGTAACCGTGCACCCGTCCACGATCTCCCCGGTTGACTGGCTTACGGTAAACGTCACCGTTCCCTCAAACACAATCCCCGCCATCTGCAGATCGTTCGCCGCGCTCATCAGCAGGCTTGCGATTTCCGCGTCATAGTCGCTTCCGGATACCTGCATCGCCAGCTTTGCTTCCTTCAGCATTCTCTGTCACCTCACTCAATCTTCCGACCGTCCAGCCCCTTGATCGCTCCCCTGAGCCTCGGCCCGTCCTCCGGCCAGATCGTCACGTTTCCCACGTGGCCAACCCTCACCATCGGATCACACCATATCTCAAATCCGCAGTCCGTCGCCCGTTTGCAGAACGCCACGTCCTCGCCCATTTTCGGCTCCGGAATAAAGGCCTTTCCGCCGTGCGTGTTCAGGACCTGCTTCAGGATCTCCGCCTTCATCAGCACGCAGCCGAATCCGCAGGCGGCTACCCGGAATACGTCATCCGGCAGGTCCGTGATCCGGTCAATCGGATCGATGCTTGAAAAAATGCACGTCACATACGGGTTATGCCTGCTGATAAAGTTCCCGCAGATCATGTCCTTCCCGTGGATCCGCAGATCTTCGTACAGCGTTTTGTCGAACACCATGTCCGAATCGATCCACAGCACCTCGTCGAATTCGTTATTCACTGCGTGCTTTGCCAGCCGGTCCCGCGCGGCGTATACCAGCGATCCCGGAATATACTTCGTTTCAAAGTTGATTCCGTTCCGGTACAGTTCTTTTTCAAGCGCGCTTACGCACTGGACGAATTCCACGCGGATCAGGTCCAGGCATGGTACGGCAATCAGAAGTTTCATTTTTTCGCCCTCGTTGTTTTCCTGGCGGCCGTTTTCTTCTCCGGCGCCTCAATCTGCTCCCGGACCGGTGCCGGTTCCGCCAGTTTCATTTCCAGCAGAAAAGCGGCGCGGGCCGGGGAAACCTCTACGATCTCCCCGGCCTTGCCGTCTATTCTGTTCTGCCTCGTCAGCCGGACCTTCATCAGGTGGTGACCGCTGCGGCTTCCTTCGTCAGGCGCACAAGGCGTCCGGGAGCGACAACCTCATAGCCGGCGTAAACGCGGCCCACAACCTTCACAAGATCCTTTTCAGCCAGGCTGTAGGGATCGTTGATCAGCTTCAGGCCCTCGCCCGCGGGGAAGTTCGCCTGCACGGCTCCCAGGTCGCCCACGATGGCGTATACGTCGTTCTCACTGCAGGCAGTGATCGCCGGCAGTTTTCCGGAGAATACGACCGGCAGGCCCGCGAAGGGATCCACGGCGAAATTGCCGGCGGCGTAGGCTTCCAGGAAAGCAACCTTCGTCAGCGGGTTCATGACCACGCAGACGTTCTGCGCCTCGTCGCACAGGTTCGCGGCGGCGGTGGCGATGGTCAGGATAGCCGGATCCTTCTTCACTTTCGGAATGCCGACGGCTCCGGACTGGTTGGTGGTATACGCGCAGCTCGCGATCTTTCCGATCACTTCATAGCTGAACTTTTTCATGACCTGGTAGGCCAGTTCGTTGTAAACGTACGCCACGAATCCCTCGCCGGTGGTTTCCATCATCTCGTCGGAGATGGTGATCCACTTCTTGATATTTTCGGGTTTGATTTCCACGATGCCCAGGGTCAGGCTTTCCTCAGTGGGCGCGGTGGAACCTTCGGAATGGATATAGGCGCCGTCCGCGCTGAGTTCGAAGGCAACCTTCACGTTACCCTTGAAACCGGTTTTCTTCACGCGGGCCAGGATGTCTTCCTTTTCCCAGGCGGTCCGCACGATATCGTCAACCAGGGTCGGAACGGGAACGTATCCGGTGGCCGCGGTGGCGTTGGTGGTCAGCAGCGCACGGACTTCCCTGTCATCGGCGTTGCCGCGGATCGCGCTCTTCAGGTAATCGGCGTAGGCGTCAACATACTCTTTGCTCTTTCTCAGTTCCTCTAACGTCATTGTTTTTTCCTCCTGCATATTTTCTTTGGTTTCGCCGGCGCCGTTTTCCACGGCTTTCCTGGCTTCCTCCGCCTCTTTGGCGGCCTGTTTCAGCTCACTGAGCTGGTTCTTCAGCTGCTCGGATTCCTCCGCCAGCTTCCGGGCCTCTTCGCCCAGCGCGTCCAGATCGGCTTCCGGCGTTTCAAGTTCCGCGTCGATCTCCTTTTTGCGCTGTTCAATTTCGCCCTGGCGATTCATGATTTCATCAATCGTCATCGTCTGTTTCCTCCGTCTTCAGGATTTTCCGGATTTCCTCCACCTTCCGCGCCCGTTCCTCCGCGGCCTGAACCTCCTTCATGGCCTCGGCGATCAATCCGTCGCCGATGTTCCTGGCGCTGATTTCCGTCGCGTCATTGGCCGGCAGCGACACGGCGGAAACGTCGTAGAGTTTTCCGATCTTCGTGATGGTACGAAGAATGGTGATATGGCCGTCGGCGTCCTTGGTCTTGGTCTGCACGTCCGCAGCGACCGTGAAGCCGAAAGACATCTTGTTGGTATACCCGCCCTTGATTTCCTCAAACAGCCGGCGCCCGCGCTCCGTTCCGCCCAGGTCCGCCGTGACCTTCAGCCCGTGCCCGTCGCTTTCCAGCGTCAGTGTTCCGTTGCTGATCCGCGCGTACACCGGTCCCTCGTGATCGTACTGCATGATCACATCCGCCATGTCCGTCTCCGCGAACGCGTCCGGCGCCACCTGCTCGTTGACGGTCATCTCTTTGTCCCGCCATAGCTGGTACGGCTGATTGTATGTGGTGGCGTATCCCTCCACGATCATCGCGCCATCCGCTGCCTCCCTGGTCTCCATCGCGGCGCTGATCCGTCTGTATTCCCGTTTGTCATGCTTGATCGGCATTGTTTTCCCCTCCGTTTTTGTTGTCCGGCCCCTTGTCCGCCGGCGGGTTCGTCACGTCGTAGTATTCGCCCCGCGCCGGGATCTGGTTCCCGATCTCCTCCGGCAGCGGCGCAAGGTTCAGGATCTCCCGCAGTTCGTTGCGCGTCATCAGGCCCCGGTCCGCGAACGTCTGGATGGCCTGCAGCTTGTCCGCGTTACTCATGTACTGCAGCCGGTTGCTTGTGAAAAAGATCCGGTTCCCGTACTGCCGCTCCCGATCCGTGTAGAGCATCCGCGTCATGACGTCGCTCAGCTGGATCGCCAGCCACTCCACGCAGGATTCATAGAACGCCAACCACTCGTCCCCGTATGCCTGGGACTGGATCACCTTTTCATTGATGGCGAAATAGTCGTATACGTTGTTTTTGATCAGCGCCATCTGCTCGGCGTCAACCTTGTACGCCTCCTGTTTGATCTGCTGGACGTTTTTGTACGTGTTCGGGAACAGGAGCACGCCGCCGGACCGCTTCACGTTCTGGAAGGTTTCCCGGTTGAACCGTTCCATTTCCTTGCCGATGTCCCCGTCCGTGTTCCAGTTGTCGCTCTGCGCGCTGAACCGGTAACTCGCGCCGTTCTTGATCCCTTCCGTGATGCCCTGCCGCTGCATCTGGATCAGATCCAGCGTTTGCTTCATCGCGTCGTTGTTTTCGCCGAACAGCTCGTTCTTGTACTGGTACCGCGTCAGGATGCCCAGCCGCTGCAGTTCCACTGCGGCCCGCTTTCCCCTGCCCAGCATGAAGCGCACGTACGGCTGCCCCTGGTACTCGACAACCTCCCAACTGTCCGGAACGATGCCCATCACGCCCAGCGTTTCGCCGTATTCCCCGGAAACCGGCACAATAAAAGCCGTATTCCTGCAGTACAGGGTTACGGCTGTCCGGTATAGGAACTGGCTCCACGTCTGGAATTCGTTCGGCGCGATCAGAAGGCGCGTCCGCAGGCTTTTCTGCGCCTCGCCCTGGATGACCGGCTGCAGTTTCGCCGCGTGCCGTCCGTGTGCGTCCAGCGCCGCCCGGATCAGCTCGCTCTCAAAGATCGATCCTGCCCAACTGACGAATGTCGGCGTATAGCCTTCCAGCAGCTCAAACGTCATCTTTGCCTTGGCCGCCGCTGCCGGCGCTTTCTTCCCGAATATCCTGTCAAATACTCCCATTGCCTTTTCCTCACCCCGAATTCATCAGACGGTTCCCCATCTCCGCCCAGTGGTTCTGCCGCATACACATGGCGTCCAGGATGGCCGCCACGCCGTCAACGTGCGCGTTCTTGCTCAGCTTGACCAGCTTTTTCCGCGGATGCGCGCTCGTGTTGCTCTCGATCTGCTGCGCCGCGTCCATCATGTGGATTTTCAGCAGATCGTTATCGTCCATGCAGCGGATTTTCCCCTCCCGCAGCAGGCCTTCGTAATTGTCCTCGATGCCCGTCAGGTTGTATCCCTGGAATACGCTCTCACAGTGGAACGACTTCGCTTCCAGCGCCTGGATCAGGTATTGCGCCGAATAACGGTCATATCCCAGCATCAGCGGGAAGATTTTGTAATCCCTCACGAGCCGGATAAACCAGTCTTCTACGTCGTGGTAATCCACGAATTCCTCCCCGCTGAGAGTCAGGAAGCCCCGCTGGACATACGCGTCATAGTGGATCCCGTCCCGCTTCGTCGCCTCTTCCAGGCGGCTTCTCGGCATCCAGAAATGCGAGTTGATCCAGATGATCCCGTCCTTCTCTACCAGTACGCAGGCGCTTGTGATGTCCGTTGTCTGCGACAGGTCCAGCCCGGCCAGCGCGTAATGGTTCCTGAAATCCTCCAGGCGTTTGTGATACCCGAACGCCTTCTGCACGTCCTCCGCCCGCAGCCACGCCACGGAAAGATTCTGTTTCAGGTTCGCGTATTTGACCTTGATTTCTGTTGCCTTTGAAATGGATTCCGCCGCCGTTTCAAGTTCCTTGCGGATGAAATCCTCCTCAACGCTCTCGCCCAGGCCCGGCAGGCTCTTTTTCAGTTCCTGCAGATCGTTCCATTTCTCCGGATCGTCCACCATGTAGATGATCGGCAGAATATGCTGCTCCCGGCTGTTTCCCTTCAGGAACGACGTGGAGCGCTTCATCAGCTCGTCAAACAAGCCCTCGCTTTCGTACCCTCCGGAGCTGATCGCGATGCCAAGCGGCTCCTGCCGCGCGCCGGTACCGGATACCATGACTTCCCATTGCCGCAGGCCGTTCACGCCCGGCCACGCCGCCACCTCGTCAGCTACGTAGCACATCGGGCTGTAGCCGTCTGACTTCTTGCTCGTGAAGGCGAGTTTCTTGATCGTGGTGTTCGTCTCCTGGACCATCAGGCCGCGGTATTTCGTGCTCCGCGTGATGGCGTCCAGTTCCGGCTCCGCGTGTACGTTGAATTCCAGCGCCGAATAGCACAGATCTGACTGATCCAGTTTCGGCGCCAGGAAATATATCTCTGATCCGTATTCGCCCGCCGCGTATCCCATGTAGCACGCGATCGCCGCCGCGAGTAACGTTTTCCCCTGCTTCCGGCCCACTACCCAGAACACTTCCGTGAACTGCCGCTTGCCGGTGTTGTCCACGATGCCGAATATCAGGCTGATAGCCGCCCGCTGCCACAGGCTGAGCGTGATCCTCCTCGGCGCCAGCTTGCCCTTGTAGTGGTGGCAGTACCGGTGAATAAACCCCAGCGCGTTTTTAGCCAGGCGATCGTCATAGAACCAGCGGTTTTCTTCCAGGCCCTTGATGATCACCTCATACAGGAGCCGGATCCAGCGCCCCA